AGTAAGCGTGGTAATTGGCGTTGGTGCCGTTGCTGTAGACATAGCAGAAATTGTAATAGTGGCCGTAATAAGGGGAACGCAACCACCACCACACCGCCGAGGTGGTGCTGGTGTGATTATTGGCTACTTTGCTGTTACCAGCTTTGTAATAATCATATTGCACCTGATAATTTTGTTCATAGCTATTTGCATAGCTTCTGGAACCGAACACTTCATATTCAGCCAGTAAAAACAAGTAATCGGTGGTGCTGGTCACATTGCTTTGGGTATTGCCGGTATTGTTGCCCACATTATCCGTGTACTTGGTTACAGGCTTCATCACATTCCGCAAGGCGGAAGGCAAAGCCGCCAACAGCGAATTGGAAGGGGGGCTTGTGGGTGTGCCGGTGTTGCCCAACAGCGTTTTCCGCATATAGCTTTCTTTCCAACCACCACTATTGCTATTATTAGGATTCATATTGAAATAGCCATTGTTGTTTTGATTACTGTTATATTGGCTATCGCAAAGGGCAACCGCTGTGGTGCCGATTTTGCCAATCTGGAAGTGAATTTTGTTATTCCCTTCCTTGCCGCTGTTGTGGTTGAAGCCCAAAATGAAGGTGTTGATGGTCAGATTGGAGAAAGTGAAGTTCCCAACCTTGCCGTTGATCTGAATGGACTTCATATCACCAACCGCCCAATAGCTGGAACCCTTACCGGAATCACTGACTTGTTTAATGGTGGCCCAATCGTTATCATTCAGGGTATTCGTGGGAAGCGTGACATTAACGGAACAGGTTTTATCAGCCGGGGTAGTATAGTTGGTATCTGCGGCCACGCTGACGGTAATTGTGGCGTTTCCTTTTGCCTTGCCGGTAACAGTTACCACATTCCCGGAAACGCTCACAGAAGCCACGCTGGGGGCGCTGGACACGGCGCTGATTACGCCGGTGCCGGGGCGGGTCACGGTGATTGTGTCAGACATTTTAGAAACATTCAGGGAAATGGAAGATTTGTTCAAAGAAAGGCTTCCTGTGGCCTTTCCAATCGTCCAAGCAACGGCTTTTTCCGCACTTCCCCCATCCGTCCATTGGTAATTAGAACCGGGGGTGAAAGTGGCATTATAGCTTCCAGCGTTGGTGCCGCTGGTAGTGCCGCCGATGGTCATTTTAGAACTGTCATAACCGGCCCAAGTCGGGCTTTGAGTGGAACCGGTATAAGTAAGGCTTCCGCTTTGAGAAGGGACAGAAACCGTGGCCCTGTTGATTGTCCAAGTTACCTGTTTGGGGGTCTGCGTTCCATCTGTCCACTTATACTTTCCTTTGGGGGTGAAGGTGGCGGTATAAGTTCCCGCATTGGTGGCGGTTGTGGTTCCGCCAAGGGTCAAAGTTTCCGGGTTGTAGCTGTTCCAAGACGGGCTTTGTTCCCCGCCATTATAGGTTAGGGTGCCGTTCTGCGACGGAACAACATCAATGGTATAAATCAACCCTGACACAGCTTCCAAGGCCGAATCCGCCGTTTCCTGTGCGGTCTGTGCGGCGGAAAGGGCTTTTTTCACAGTTTCCCGAATATCAGCATGGGCGGAAGGGCTTTCATTGTGGGTGTTAATGGCTTCTTCAATCGCTTCTGTGGGGTCAGAACTGGAATCGGGAAGCTGTTCAGGCTTCACCTTACCATCTTCCCCAAGATCCGCTTTTCCGGCCAAGGAATCATCATGGGCTTTTAGGGCCGTATCAATTTTATCCATATTGCGGTTCTGATCGTCCACATTGTAGAAATCTTCTTGGGCTGGTTTCACCAGATCATAATTAGGTGTGAACTGTGCCATCTGTCATTTCCTTTCTGATAGATTTGTTTTCCAGCCCTCCAAGCTGGGCATGGGTGAAGGGCCGAAGTGTTTTGTGTGGGGTACATTCATGGGTTTGAAGTTCTTCTGTTCTTACTTCAGAATGGGTGTACCAAGCAAGTTGGGCATGGGTAAACCCGCCCAATACTTGGTGAATATTGAACAACTGTTGAACTACCAAAACCAAGTTGACTGGGGCAACTCTTTTCAGCAAGGTTTGAACATCTTGGAAATTTTTCTTTGCGGCCACACCCACCTTTACCAAAAGGGTGTAATCTGCCACATCAGCCGAATAGTTACCGGCTCCGCAAAGGCTTTCCAAGATCACCCGCAACTGTGGCAAGGTATAGGGAAGTTCTTCATTCAGGCGGGTAAGCACCCGGAAGCGGCGATCATCCAAGGTATCTGTTCCTTTTGGGGTGATACCCAAGATTTTTTCCCATCTGGACAACCCAAGATTTCCAGCGGTTTTGATAAACTGATTATTCAGAAGATCATCCACCGCCGCCCATGCGTTTTCAAACTCCGGTTGCTCGGCTCCGGTAATCCCTTGAAATTCCGCATAATCCCGGACAACATAAGGAAGGTAATTGATTAGCTTGCGATCCATTCAATCACCTTCCTTTATGCGCTCTGCTTACCGGTTGCCGGGGTAATAGTACCAAGAACCGGGATATGATCAAGGGCCAGTTCATAGTTGGCCTCTGTTCCGTTGATTTTCGTATCAGCAATATCCAGAATCCCGCTAACCGCCAACAGGCGGCTTTCAATCTGACTGACACGAACCACAAGGGGCTGTTCCTGATCCGCCCATGTTTGGGCCAATTCCGTGAAATATGCCTTGATGGTAGTTTCCACATAGGTTTTTACATCTTCCCAACCCCATTCCTGCTGATAGGTCAGCGTGAAGGACAGGTTCACGGTTTCATTCTCCACCCCGTACACCTTCACCACATGGCCGATGGGCGCAATACCCACGCCTTCCCCGGCGTTCTGCAAGGGGTCAATGGTGGTCTGTACCAGTTCCACCAAAGGTTCTGAAGGCTCCGCAAAGGTACTGTCAATCACCACCAGCTTGACCGTTCCGCCCACCGTCAGCTTGTTATTGTTTGCGGCGGCATACACGGTATCAAGCCAAGATTTCACGGCTTCAGGCACACCGGAAAGGCCGCTGATCCATTCGCTTGTTCCTTCAGGGGGAACCAGTTCAGCGGGGCGAATATCACTGTTCCAAGCCCGGTAAACCTTTACACCGCCCACACCGGGAATGGCGTTCACCTTTTCGATATAATCAATCCGGTTGCCGCCGAAGGCTTGGGCATTAAGGCTATTGAAATACCGTTGACGGAAAACTTCAGTATCTTCTTCATCCTCACCGGGAATCAGCAAAGCGGTAATGGTACAGGTTTCAAGCCCATCCACATACTCAATGGGGATAACCGTGGCCCCATAATCATTTCCGGCTTCTCCCGTTGTTTCACAGGTGATTTCATACTTTCCATTCCCCCGGTCTGCGGAAACATAGTAGTTCAAATCCCCAATAGAAAACCGGGTGTTCATCGGCAAGTACAAAGAAGTTGGCGTGATGGACAGTTCCAGCACAGCGGGGGTGGCCGCATAAGGGGAAAGGCCCCGTTCTGCCGCTCTCAAAATCAGGTAATCCCGGCTTGCTGTGTCCGCAAAGGTTTCATTCAGAACGGTATCAAGCTGGATATACAGGTTTTGAAGTTCCACGGCGGCGGGGGCGTTGCCAAGCCACACCAGAGAACCTTCACGGGTATCAAGATTGTTGTTGATGGACAGGGCCTTTTCCAGCATCCGGTTCAGCAACAGCGCATAGGTGATATTTTCATACATCAGGTTTCCACCTCCATTTCCGTAAAAATGGGGCCAAAAATGCTGATCACCGTGAAAGTGGTCAGCACCTTTTTCTTGTTCACTTCAAACTGAAAATTTTCAACGGCGGTGATCCTATCATCCTGAAGCAATGCTTCCTTCACCCGCCGTTCAATTTCTGGAATGCAAAAATCAACCGGCTTACCAATCAGGCTTTTCTTCTCAAAACCATAGTTCCAAGAATAAATCAGCCATTCATACCGTTCCACATTCAAGATCAGGAAAACCGCCTGTTCCACAGCCCTTACTTCATCAATGGTGCCGGTTATGGTTTTGGTATCATGACGCATTTTGAATGTGCGGCTTGGAAGGGTGGTAAAGGTAAAATCCTGTTTCAGATCATCTTGAACCTGTGGAATCATGCCCATTCCCCCTTCAGGGCCGGGTTCGGCGCAATCCGATCCAGCACCAAGAATTTCTTGCCCTTTTGAATTCGGGCCATAACCACCTGATCCCCAACCACAAGGGCGTTGTGGACTTTGAACTTCTTCCGCCCTTTGATGGGGTGGTTGTGGTCAACATCTTCAGCGGTGCCGCCCCCGGTATAAGTATCTGTAACCGGGTGGCCGTGGCTAATTGTAACAGTCTGGTGGCTTACCGTCATATCCACTTCATAATCCGTGACATTCCGGGCCAACACCAGCATTTTTTCTGTGTAAATGGCCTTTTGGTCAACCTGAATTTTCAGCGGGGAAGCGGAAATCACGGTTCCAAACAGAATGTGAACCGGCTTGCTTGCGTCCACGGCTTCCACAGCGGCCTTCTTTACCAGTTCCACCGCATTTGTCGGTTTAGGCAATGAATTCACCCCCAATCAAGGTTAAATCCATGAAGTGTTCATCCCCCTTGAAATTGTGGGTGACTTTTTCAACCATCAAATAATTGTTGGTGATAATATCCCCCAAATTCAAGGCAACCACCACGGCGCAACCGGCCCGAACCCGCACATCTCCAAAAGCGTTCTTCACCGTCAGCTTCCGGGTTTTCTGGTCATACAGCTTCAGAAGGGCATTGGCTTTGGCGGCGGCTCCGGTGGCGTTTTGCAAGGCTTCAAAATACTGCAAAACACCCCACTGGTTCATCTTCTCCCCGTCCTGTGCAATATACAGTTCCCGCTTGCCGGTCTGCTCATTGTCATAGGTCAGCTTGATTTTATTGTAGGTCTGTTCATCAATGCTGGATGAATAGTCAAAGGTTTCCCCGGTTTCTTCATCAATCAGCAAATTCAGCTTCATGGAGTTGATATTTTTCAAAGTCAATTTCCCGGCATCATCATAAAGGCAGAACAGTTGGCCGGTATTCATCAGGGTTTCATCAAGGGCATTTTGGATCATGTCAAACAGGGTGCTATCTTCCTCAACAATGGTTTCAAGGGTGTACCCTGTATCTTCCACGCTCCCAAGGTTTAGGCGGAAATCTGCCGCCAGCCGCTTCAGAAGGTCAGAAGCCTTCAGCCCTTCTTCCGTGATGGTGTCCTTGTTCTTCAGGTATCGCAACTGATCATAGGCCACAACATCAATGGTCACACTGTTTGCCTTGCGGCTCTTGGTGAACACAAAGCCATAGAACATGGTGGTGCCGTTCACCGTCAGCTTTACCGGGTTGCCTTCCTGAAAGTTCAAAACCCCGTCTTTGATTACTGTGAATTCCAGCTTGCCGGGGGTGCCTTTCCGCTCCCATGTCAAAGAAACCCCTTCTTCAACAACCGGATAATAAATTGTGGAACCATTCTGAATCAGAAGTTCAATAGACAAGCGGATCACCCCTTTCAGGAAGGCAAAGTAAGAACCTGACCGGCATAAATCAGGTTCGGGTTTTTGATTTTATCTTTATTCAGGTTGTAAATCTCATTGTATCGGGAACCATCCCCTAAATATTTCTTGGCGATATTCCAAAGGCAATCCCCGGATTTTACCGTATAGGTGGATTGCTTGGGGGCCTGACTGGTTTCCCGCTTGGGCGGCTCCACCGTGGCGGTGGGCTTTGTGGCGGGGGTTGGGGCCGGTTGGATGGTCACAGTTTTAGTGCTATAGTGCCTGTATTGCTTCAGGCTCACGGCCACTGTAATATCAAAGCCTTCTTCCGCATCGTCTGTGATCTGGTAATCTTCCATTCCCACAGTCAGATTGGTATAAAACAACCGGCTTCCATTGGGCTTTTCACGGTTCAAAATCCATTGAAACGGTTCCTTTGCCGTTTTCAGCCGTTCAAAAAGAGAAAGGTAATAATCTGCGGGTTGCGCCCCGCCATTTGTGAAGGGATAGGGGACTTGGGGGAGAAGCAAGTCAAAACTTACATCAGTCAGCCCCGCCGCCTTCAGAATATTGATTTCCTCACCGCTGATCAGGGTCAGGGTTTCATTCTGGTTATTGATTTTCACTTTGACCTTGGAAGGGGTGATGGGCATAAGCACACCATCCAAGTACATTTTGTATGCCATTACTCATGCACCCCTTCTTCAGACACATCCAGCTTTTCAGCAAAATCATTGGCCCACGCATCCATAATCCCGTCAAGGTCGGTATCTTTGGAAATGTGGTTTTCATTGTGCTGTTCAACCTTGATTTCAGCGGTGGTGAACCGGTTGATTGCTTCCCGCTCGGCAATATCCCGCATATAGGCCAAATCTTCTTCCGCAATGTCAAGGGCATCACTCATGGCGGCGGTGTTCCCCGCTGTGTCCCCGGTGTTGCCATAGATACCATCAAGGGTGTTCCCAAGGTTGAAGGCATCCAGCCCATCAGCGGCCCCCAAGCTGTCCATTGCGGAAAAGTCGAACAAGCCGCCCACGGTATCTTCCACGCCTTGGCCGAATTCATACCCCATATCAAAGGCGGCTCCATACTCGAAGCGGCCCAAATGAAGATCTTCCGCATTCAGCTTTTCCATGATTTCTTCACCCTTGCCAAAGGTGGAATCCACCCAACCGCCCAAGCTGTCACGCCAGCCTTGGACGGAACCGGCAAGGTTAGAACCGAAGATAGTATCAATGGCCGAAGCCAAAGCCTGAAGGACGGAAAGAACCGTGTCCGCCAAGTCGAAAAATAGACGGGCCACAGCCCCAACCGGATCATTGAATACATTTCCGATGAAGTTTGCAACCGTAGCCACAAGGTTGTAGATCATCACGAACACATCTACAACCAAGTTCCACAGGGCCACAAAGATATTCCCGATGAAGGCCAGCGCCGCCATAAATGCGCCACAAATCAGGCCGGTTGCGGAAACGCTTGTACCTGCAAAATGATTGACCGCCGCCACAGCCGCATAGAACAGGGCTACAAGGGCGATAATCAGAATGATAATCCATGTAAGGGGGCAAGCCATCAAAGCCGCATTCAGGCCGTATTGGGCCGCTGTTTGGGCAAAGGTGGCGGTGGTCTGTGCTCCGGTTGCAACGGTAGTCATAGCCAGTCTTGCGGCCTTTACGGTTTCCAGCGCATTCACAATGCCGGTCACTGTTTTATAGGCAAGCATGGCTCCATTCAAAACAAGAAAAGCCGTTGCAACACCGCCAACAATAGGGGCAAGCCATGACCAATTATCCACCACCAAAGCGGCACCGCCAATCAGAAGGTCAAGCACCACCGTTGCAACAGAAGCGATCCCGGCAAGGCCGTTGATAACTCCATTCGTTACTTGGGTGAACTTTTCGCTATTAGCAACTTGATTTACCTTGTTCAGAATAGGATTGAAGATAGACAGGGCCTTGTTCTTCATCCCGATCCAAATTTGCCCCCAAGTTTTGGGCATATTTGAAAACTTGGTTTCAATATCATCCGCCGCCGCAAACATGGCATTTTTCACTACATCGGCGGTCAGTTGACCTTCTGCGGCCATAGCCCGGATTTCACCAATGGAAACATCCAAGTAATCTGCTATACTCTGAATAATTCCGGGGGCCTGTTCAAATACGCTGTTTAGTTCTTCACCACGAAGCACACCGGAAGCCATTGCTTGGGTAAGCTGGATCATGGCGGCTTGCTGTTCCTGAACACTCGCACCGCCAATAATAAACTGTTTGTTAATCAGTTCTTGGAAGGCAATCACTTCATCCATACTTCCAAACGCATCACGGGCATTTAGGCCCAATTTTGCAATGGAAGAAGCGGCATCCATATAGGAAGTTCTGGATCGTTGCGCCGAAGCCATTACCTTTTTTTCAAGGTCAGTAAGGGAACCGCCATCATCAAAGTTGATCATGGCGTTATTCAACCGGGCATTTGTGCTGGTAAGCTGGTCAGAAACCCCAAGAATTTTCTTTACAGCCGCCAACCCACCCACGGTGGCCGCAATGCCTTTTAGCTTGCTCCAAAGGCCATCAGCGGCGGTGGTGCCGTCCCTGATCCGCCTGTTGAAGCGGTCTTGCTGGTTGCCAGCATTCCGAATATTTTCTTCAATGGAATCGAAGGCGGCCCCGGCTCTTGCCAGTTCTTCACGGGCTTCCCGAATGGCTGAAGTGTCCACAGAATTACCAGAAGCCCGTTGCATGGCTTCAAAGCTGTTCAGCACAATGTTCATAGCCTTGTGCATGGACTTCAGCGGGGCAGTAACACCGTCATATAGGGCGATTGCCGTTCTAATGGTTGCCAATAGGGGTTCACCTTCTTTCCATAGCAGAGGGCCGGGGCCAACAGTTACTTTCTGCGGCCCCGGCGCTGTTTCCGTTCAATTTCTTTCTGTTTCTTCTTTTCCCGCTCCACCCGAATATCAATGGCCGCAATAATGAAGGCCCGTTCTTTCCGGGGCAAGTCCAGAAAAGCAGATGGTGTCAAATGCAGTTCGTGAAGGCAATAGTAAGCGATATTTGCTTCACCATCACCTTCTTCAATTAGTTTTTTGCCTCGTCCACCTCATCCTGAAGGGTGGTTTCAAACCCGCAAACCTCCTGAACTTTGGTCAGGTAATCGGCATACTCGCCGGGGGTCAGCATGGTTTTCAGAAGGGCTTCAGCGCCCATCACCTTATAGCTGTCCTGAAGTTCCTTGTCATTCAGGTTGGGGAACACCGTACAGGCCACAGCCAGCTTGCCAAGGTACAGATCATAGTCGGTTTCCTTCTGATACTGGTTTTTCTTGCCGGGAACGGGAAACCGCTTGGCACAGGACTTCCGAAGGGCTTCATCCTCGGTGCCGGTAATGGCCTTGATCTCCCATTCCATAGGCTTCCGCTTGCCCTTATCGTCCAATTCATCAGACAAAAACCGCTTGGAAGCAACAAACTTCACATTCTCAACGGACAGGGCATTTTCAGCCAGAAAAGCAGACAAACTCATTGTTAAAATCCTCCTATTTTGAAATTGAAAAAAGAAAAACCCGCCCACATTATCAAAATGGGGCGGGTTTTGGCAATGTTACTCCATTCCCGCAAGCAGGGTAAAGGCTTCCGGCATCTCGAAATCCTCAAAAGTGAAGTCCATATCTTCATCCAAGTATTCCGCATCAGCGTCAAACTTGGTAAGAATGCCGCCATCAATGTTGCAATCCTTCAGGATCACGGTTTGACGGCCCACAGAAGAAGTGGGATCTTCATTGGTCACTTGAATGTCAAAATAGACATCCTCGCCGGTGTCCTTGTACTGCTTCATCATTTGGCGGAAAATGCTGGTGTTATAGTGGAAGGTTGCGGAACCCGTACCACTCCAACCGGTGGATTTGTTACCCTTGCCGGTCTTGCCCAAAATGGGGATTTCCGTCTTATTCTTCTCAAAGTTGGCTTCAAGGTTGATAGCCTGCATGAAATTGTAACGGTTATCCCCAATGGTTACAAAGCATTCGGCCAAAGAAGCGGAAACTGCGTCCTTGGCTTGCATTACAGTTGCCATATACTCTTACACCCCTTTCTTACTGGACATAGACAGTCATATAAAGCTGGGCCATAGCGTTGACCGGGGTAACATAGTCCGTCACCACAACGGCCTTCTTGGTATCGCCTTGGGCAACCGTCACATTATCGCTGGAGAAGTTCTCAATAGCCCGGATATTCTGAAGCTCCTGATGGTGCTTCACAATATCGTTCCACAGGCTGATCCGCCCGGAAGCGTCATTGGGAACTTTGCCAAGGTACTTCTTGCCGAACAGAACAGCAATATCATTGGCAATCTGATCCAGAACCCGGATTGTCTGATTGCTGGAAAAGTCCCCGGACTTTTCATCCGTCACGGAAATGAAGGTGTTAATATCCTCCAAAACCACAACCTTTTCATCCACCAGATGGAACATGAACGAACCTTCCAGAATACCGGCTTCCAATTCGCTTTGGGTATAATCAGTATCAATCTGATATTCCCCGTCATAGTCCATATTGGTTGCGGACTTATTCACGGCGGTTCCCGCAATCACGCCGGTTGCCCACGGGATCAGGGCGGGATCATCGGTTTCACCAACAATGGTGTTCTTCACACTCACGGTACCTTCATAGTCGGCCAGCTTGCGGAAGCATACCACCTGAAACTTCTTGCCCACATCATCCCGCATCCGCTTACAGAAGGCAGAAAACAGTTCAGCAATGGTGGATTTGTTGGTGGGGCAACCCATAGCGTTGAAGGTATAGGCTTCCATCTTATCCAGATAGGTTTGATAAGCCGCATCCTCCACACTCCCATTGGTGCCGCTGGTAAGGGGGGTGGAAGCAGTCACAGCAAGGCTTCCTTCTGTTTTGAAGTCCACATAATCATTGGGCTTCAGGTCAGTCATTTTAGAAATGGCCTTCTGCTGATCCACTTGGACAGTGCCAAGGAAAGTGGAAACATCATACAGTTTGCTTTCCGGCTGACTGTTTTCATTTTCCTCAATGACAATACGAAGGTCATTCCCACGGGTGCCGGGGTATTTGGCCGTTGCATAAGTGCAAGCGGCCTTTGCGCCGCTGGAATTCAGGCGGAAGAAGTGAACCGTTTGGGCGTGTTTGAAAATCTCACGCATGGGCTTCAGTTCGTCCGCCGTGTACGCATAGCCGAAAATCTTTTGGGAATTCTTCTGGAACTCCCCAAGTTCAACGGTGATAACCTCACCTTCAGGCCCCCAATTCATTTCAAGGGGGATGGTCGCAATACCACGATCAGAGAGGGTGGCGCTTGCATTCGCAACCGAAATGAAGTTGATATATGCACCGGGCAGAATCTTGTTCTGCGTCAAAAAAGTGCCGCCGCCAAGGGCCATATCAATTCACCTTGCCTTTCTTGAAAAAGTTTTGAAGCAAGCTGTCCACCTGCTCCATCGTGTATTCCTTTCCATCTTCCAGCAAAACGGACAGAAGATCACGCCGCTTGGCGTATCGCTGGAAGGTCAGGATATTTCTTTTGGTGAAAACCGGGACATTGGAAACAGGCGGGGCCGCTTCCGCTGTCTTGGGCTTTCTGGTTTTGGTCGTAGGCATTTTTAATCCCCTCCAATGGTTCCAACCTCGGTTTCCAAGGTTTCCATATAGGTTTCTTCAGCGGGGCGGATCATGGGCAAGTTATAGTTCACAAAGAAATGAAGTACATTGTCCACAATCTCATAATTCACGCTGGTTCCATGAAGAAGATCACCGCTGGGAAGCGTGATGAAGTCCAAGGCTTCCATCATCGTTTCCGCAACGGTGAACATCTCCGCATTATTGCGGGGGTTGGTCGGAAAATACTGAATGTCAAATGGGTTCCTCTTGATAAAGCGCCGCCCAAGCATGGGCGTGATTTCCGGTTGTAAAACGGCAATCAAAAAACAGGGTTCTTTCAAACCCTGTTCCACATCATTCTGATAGATTTCATACCCATCCCCAAAGGCGGCGTTCAGTGCCATTGAAATTCCTTTGATAATCTCATTAAGCATCGAAACACCCCTTCAGGAACAAATACAACTTCTTTTCCAGAATTTTAGGCGCTTGCTGTTCCAGTTCTTGTGTGGAAATGGTCAGCATATAGCGCCCCTTTACCCAATTTTTCTTCAGCACCATCCCGCCTTCCGCATCGGGATCATAAACAAAGCGGTCACTTTCCCAATAACCGGGGATGAACCGCCCCGGCTGTTGCCGGTGGCCGTATTCAACATAGGACGCATACTGAAGGTTATTCAGCACAACAACTGTGTAATGGGTTCCCCTGTGGCCCACAGGCATTACCGCCCACGCATCCCGCAAGGTGCCATATACAACAGGTGTCCGCTTCACAACCTTATTCAGCAAGCGCCCCGCCAACTCTTGGGCGGCTTGGCGGCAAAACCTGTCCAAATCCGCCCCCATCAGCTTTTCCATGTTCTTATTCAGCCGTTCCAGTTGCTTGAAATCGCATTTGCCCCATTTAGCCATCAGGCATACCCCTTCCACGGCTCCAACTGGATTTCTTGATGGTTGGTGAAAACCCCGGCTTCACCGCTTTTAGAATAGGTGAACTTCCGTTCAAGATTGTTGAACCGTGTCACAACGATTTTACAGCCAGCGGGGATTTCCACATCAGGGGACAAGAACAGCTTCACAGTTTGGGCAACAGCGGCCACGGGATCACCGGAACTTGAAGTTAAGGTTTCAAAGGACAATTTACAGGGCTGATCCTGAAGAAGCGGCTTTTCTTCAAAGTCAGTCAGGTGTGTGGTTGGATCGGTGACTTTCTCTTTTACGAAAATAGAACACCGATCCTTCCACAACCGTTCAAGGGCTTTTCTGTGGGCGTTTACCATACAAACTTCCTGAATCGGTAAAGTTCACGGCTCCGCCCATTGGTCAGGTAGTCAATCAGACTGTTCAACCGCTGTTCAGGGGTCAAATTCCCATCCCCAATGGCAAAAACCGTGTTGGTATCGCCTTCCTGAATTTGCTTGATAGCCGCATCAAGATCAAACCCTTCCAACTGCCCGGAAACCTTCTTCATGTTCAGGTATTCGCCCACGGCCATATAAACGGCCACGCTTACCAGCCCTTCAGGAAGTTCACTTTGGTTGGTTTCATTCTGAACCCTATACTGAACATTGCGGATCACAATATCAAGCAAGGGATCATCAGCGGCCCCCGTTACGCCAAGGGCCATCAACATGGAAACAACTTCTTCACGCAACGGGGATCACCGCCTTCTTATTCATCGTTGCTGGTTTCCGCCGCCTGAATAGCGGCCAAAATGTCAGCCTTCTTGGTGGCTTCCCCAAGGTCAATGCCGTTGGTGGCGGCATATTCCTTCAGTTCATCCACGGTCATTTTCTTCAGGGGGTCAGCCTGAACTTCCACCTGATCCGGCTCACCTTCCACGGTGTAGCCTTTGGCTCTCAAAATGTCAGCCTTGGCTGTGTCATTGGTATAGGCCACCCCCCGATTGAAGATAGCCACACATTCACCGTTGGCCCACACAGCGCCAAACTTCTGTTTACCGGTGATCTTATACATGGGTCATACCTCCTTACTCCCGGCCAGTGTAATCAAGGCCGGTAATGGAACCGTGCAGGAAAGCGGGGCCGTGGTCAAGGCCGATTTCACCATAAATCTGCTTCTTTTCGGCGGCACCGGTCTTTGCCAAATCTTCAAGGAACAGCGTACCCTTGCCGGGAACATCCTGAAAGACAGGCGCACAGGCGGAAACATCAGCGATCAGAATACGATCATTGGGAACAAAGGGGTTGTAGGCAACGCCCATCTTGAAGAAGTCGGTTTCCAGTTCGGTGATGTTCATGCCGCCGATATTGCGGGAAGCGGGGGTGTTGTAGCCCAACTGCTTTTCATACAGGGCGGTGATTCTCTGCTTCTGATCAGAACCACAGAACAGAACCATGTTGCCGAACATGGCACCGGCATCAGCCATAGCCTTGAACAACTGCTTCAGAAGGTCAACGGAAATGGCCGCATTACCAGCGGCAATGGTGGTGCCGGTGGAACACAGTTCAAACATACCACGGGTCTTGTTGGCCTGATTGGAAGCGGTGGCCTTGTTGAAGGTGCCGTTCAGGAAGGTGAATTCCACATCACGGGCAATCTTCTTCAGGCGCTGGGCAACCTGCCAATCCAGTTCAGAAGTGGGGTTGGCCGCCTGACCAGCGGTGTTCAGGCCGGACAGCTTGCCACGGTTCGCCATCTTTGCATAGGTGATGGTGATAGCCTCATGGAAGATTTGGGTCACATTGGTTTTCTGCTCACGAACCAGCGCAGTTGCGGCGGGGGCAGTTTCAGACGCATCTTCAGTGATAGCAGGCTGGGCCGCTTCAGGGAATTCATAGAGCTGACCGGTGGGGAACTCGTCATTTTCAGTTTTCATGCCACCGGACAAGCCGCCGATCATGGACAGGAAGGGGGCCTGCATGGGGGAAGCGGTGAACAGATCACCGGCAAAATTGGGAAGATTGAAAGTGTTACCAGTTCCAGTGATATTGACAGGCATAATCAAACATCCTTTCTTGTGTCAAAATTTTTCAGATTAGAAAAGCTGAATGCCTTCAGCGGCGGCTTCTCTCTTGATTGCCACAGCCAAGGCGGAATTTCCAGCTTTCCGGGCATCAGCCAGACGGGTTTCATAACCGCTGGTTTTGGGATCGGGCGGGGTGGTTACGCTTCCAGCGGGGGAAGTGCCGGAAACAGTGGGGGTGGTGTTGGTATCCGCCTTGAAAAGAAAGCTGGTGCCTTCACCCTTCATCAGCTTGCCGATTTCATCAGACAGGCCGGGAATGGTGCCATCATCAGAAACCGTGGCCTTCTCCAAAAACGCAGTCAGAAGGGGGCGAACCGTGGCCGGGTTGATTGCCTTGGCATCCTTCAGGGCGGAATCCACAGCGTTATCAATCTTCAGCTTCTTCAGTTCGGCATCATGCTTCTTCTGCTGATCGGTGTTGGCCGTTTGCAGTTCGGTGATTTGATTTTTCAGGGCTTCCACATCACCGGTGGACTTCTGAAGGGCTTCAAGCTGGGAATCCCGCTCCTTGATGGTGGCCTTTGCGGTCTGAAGTTCCGTGTTGACCTCATTAAACCGGGTCTTGGGAACAAAAGAACCGTTCAAGGCTTCCATCACCTTTGTTGCCTGATCTTCAGTCAAGCCCATAGCCATCAAACTTTCTTTGGTCATAGCAAATACCTCCATTACAAAATCCTTTTTTACCGTGGGTCAGGAACCACGATTTCCCCCGGCTCACTTTACCGCCCAAACCGGGAAAGGGGCGAATGGGTATGAAAAAACCACCACCGGCAACGCCGGGGGTGGCTCATTCAACAATATTGTTTTGTTCATTCTCTTTCAGGCGCTTCATATAGGCTTCAAATTCTTCCACCACTTCCGGGGGTGCGCCTTCCTTCAGGTGCCAATTATCAACTTCATGCACAAACCATTCACTTGTGAAAAAATTGGGCATCGGCATCTTATTTCATCCCCTTCATCAATTCCAAAAGCTGTTTACCAAATTCCACCGCAACGGGACGGGGGTTCTCACTATCCATCCATTCACAGAAGCATTCAGCAAACCATTCTTGGGCATCTTGGGTGGCGTAGCCGCTCACCGCTGTTCTGGTGTCGGAAACTTTCAACCCACAAGCCTTCATCACCTTGGGGCGAAGATAAGCGGAAACCTTCTTGGCTCTCCATCCATTCAATCCGGCCAACTGGTGGATCACAGAAAGGTAATCATCCACCGCATGGCCCAATTCATGGGTGACAATGGAACCATAAGTGGTTCCCGCTGGGTGGAAGCCGTGGGCCAAATCATTTGCATAAAGTTTGGTCAATCGTTCCACATCGGAAAAATAAGAAGTGTTCACAGAAATTCCGCCACGGCCCAACCCATAAGAACATTGAGCATAGGTTCCAGCACTCAATTTCCGGGCATTGATACAATTCAGTTGCCCCCGCAATTCAGGAAGGCGGTTGAACACATTTTCATGGGCTTTGAAAATAGCCTTGGCGGTATCAACATCACACCCTTGCAAAGAAAGAAGCTGGTTCCCATCAAATGGGCTTCCATCGGGAAGGATAGTCTGATAAAACCACCCTTGTTCTTTCATCAAGGCTTCCACTTCTTCAACTGTGGTGCATTCATCCACCGTTTTCATTATAGCGCCCACGGTGGCAACCGTCAAACCATCCTTCACGCCATCCACAAAAGCCTTCTTCCATTGGGTAAAGGTCATGTTGGCGGGAACATAGTAAACTTCCCCATCAGCATTCCGGGCGGCTCTTTCGCCTTCCATATCGTCATAATAGGGGCAAGTGGTTCCCCGGCAATTCGGGTGGAAAGGTGGGACAGTCACACCGGGTTCATATTGGGAAAGTGGGATCACCTTTCCATCAAGGGGCTGACAGATAGGGCAAGTACGGGAATCCAGCGTTTCCACAATTTCAATCTGTTCAACTCCCAAATCTTTATACATTTGGGTTTTGGAAACAGCGTTGAAATAGGTGGTTTCTGTGTGAACCAGCCGCCTTGCCTTATAGCGGGAAGTTCCAAACTTCTTTTGAATGGCCGTGATAATCTTGGAAGGTGGATCACCCCGCAACATTCCTTGAATCAGTTCCTTGTTTACGGTGTCCACCAATTCCGCCTTATTCGTCCAACAGCGATCCCGGAAGGTCTTTCCGTCTGTTGTCCACGGTTTTGAAAGCAAAGTTTCAAGTTTCTTCTGGTTCAGGGCGGTGAAATCCCACCCAAGGCCAATGCCCTTTTGAACTTCAAAGGCTCCACGGGTGTACCCATTGGAAATCACATCCTTCAGAAGATCATCAATCCCATCCACCTGATTTCCATACAGAAGTTCAATCTGTTGTTGAATCTGAAATTGGATAGCTTCAAGGCGGCTGACATGGAAACGGGTAGAAGCGTTTTCCAGCTTCTTGATCCATTCTTCTGAAAGGTTGGCTTTTTGTGCGGCCTTCACATACTGTTCCGCTGTCCACTTGAATTCTTCAAGCTGTCCGGTGGTCAGCATTTTCCGGGCTTCTGCCAAAGTAACATTATTGTTGGTGGCAAAACGCTGATACCAACTTTCAATGTCCTTTTGAACTGTTTGTTCAGCTTCCCGGTAAATATCTTCAAGGCTCTGAAGGTATTTATCACCTTGTTTGTGGGCCGCTTCTTCAAGAACGGAGAACCGGCCCCGCCAATAGTCAGCATTTTTCACGGGGTCACACTCCCTTCTTGGTATGGCTGGGATGGTTGGAATCGAACCAACGGATCAGGGGGTCAAAACCCCTTGCCTTACCTCTTGGCTACACCCCAATATTGGTGCTGAAGGTGGGACTTGAACCCACACGCCTTGCGGCAACGGATTTTGAATCCGCCGTGTCTGCCTATTCCATCCACTTCAGCATAAATGGTGACGCATACGGGAATCGAACCCGTGTTACCGCCGTGAAAGGGCGGTGTCTTGACCTCTTGACCAATGCGCCATGTGGTGCCGGGGAAGGGAATTGCACCCTTGACCGGGGGAAGGAGGTGAACCCCCGGCCCCGCCCCATTATTGCCCCGGCATATGGGAAGGCGGGGATTATTCTTCCCCGCCTTCAGGATCATTGTTTTTGGGTACATTCCCAAAGGCTCCGGCATATTCATCAACAGCTTCTTGCTTTTCCTTCTGAAGCCGTTCCAATTCCTTCTTCACATCGGTTGTCCACGGGTGCTGTCCAACAATGGTTTCATTGGACAGAATACCAACAGAAGAAGCGCAATTTGCGATTGCTTCAGATTCATTGATCAGAATATCCCGGTTGAAGATCACAGTAACTTCTTCATTCTCAAAGTCACCTTCACCTTTCGTTTTCATATCTTGGTTGATGAACCAAAGAAGCTGTTCAAAAGCCGCTTGAAATTCCGTTTCCATGCCGTTTGCATCAAGGTCAATGTCAGAATACATGGATTGGATGTTCATTTGATTGGGGTTCCCGCTCATACGATCATCCTTGGCATCATAGCCACGGGCGTTTTCAATCAAGGCTTTCTTGAACACTTCCAAAATGGCTTTGTAGTTTTCAGAATTGACTTCCACGGTCAGGGTTTCAACCCCACCATCATCCCGAACTTTCACGGCTCCAAAAGCGGCCAGATTGTGCCGGAACTCCCCAAGATTTTCACCATCGTAATTCTTCAGAATCAAAATGGTGTTCCGTGCGTCCTCTTGCATATTGTTTTCAAAGTCGGAAAGCATGGTGTTAATGCCATCCTGAAGGGATTTCACCCTCATGATCAGCGGGGTTTCCTGTTTGTTGTACTTGAACGGGATCAGGGGAAAGCGATCCCAAGCATAGGCTTTCGGGCCATCCTTGCCTTGAACCGTGATATAGGGCGCATAATCTCCAAGTTCAACATCAGGAATCAGGGTTGAACCATCAAGCACATAACGGTAAATCCCATCAGGCTTGTAAAGTTCCACCCGTTCAACCAACTTCTTTGTGATCCCGTCCCAAACTTCCTGAAGGTACAATCTTGCGGCGGCATCCAGCTTGGTATGATCATCGTCAGCCCAAAACGGCAAAACCTGATAGGCCGGAAAGCGCCGGAAAGAAAGAACGCCTTTTTCATCGTAATAGATGAACAACCAGCAAAGCCCACCATTGAAGGCATCTTCACCAAGGTATTTCAGGGTTCTTTGAAAGGCGGAATTGAACCGCTTCTTCAGCAAGGCCGAATAGGTATCATTTTCACAATCAAAGGTGATCGGCTTACCAAAAAGATAGTTGGTTTTCTGATCCACCATCTTTGCATACTGGTTATCAATCACCTTGTTATTGGGAAGGTTGTCAACCACTTGCAACTTCCCATCAGGCCCAATGGCCGTTCTTTTCCGGTCAAGAATATCATGCTTGCCATCATAATAGCGATCACCGGTAATTTGGGCCATCCGTTCCGGTGACTTCTTCCAAGCCGCAATTTCCCGGCCAAAGAATTCAAGTTCAGTCAGGCCACGGCCAGCCCCTTCTTCAATCAGGCGATTGATCCGGGCGGTTTCAGTATTCAGAAATAGCATTCAATCACCTTCCTTTTGTGGGGGGGGGGCTTGGAATCCAATGGGGCGCTGTCTGGATTTTTCCAAGATCAGCGTTTGATTGGACAGTTCCACTTCAATCTTCAAAGTTTTATAGGGCAAGCGTTCAGCCCATTGTTCAATCTTTTTCAAAATCTGCTGTTGCTCAAACATGGGCCGTTCCTTCCTATTGCTCAATAAACACAGAACCCCGGAAACACTTGATTTCCGGGGCCTGTTGTTACTACCGTGTTACTCAAAGCTAAAGGCAGAACCAACCAGCATATCTTCAAGGGCATAACGCATAGCGTCCATCAGGTGGTTGAAATCATCAATGGGGGTATTGATCTTGGCCCCAAACTTATCTTCAGCCCAAGTGTAATTTGAAATTTCAGTAATGAAGTTCACA